AGCTGCAACATTTGACGCTGCTGTAACTGTTGCAGGTGACCTTACTGTTAACGGTACGACTACAACGATCAGCACTCAAAACCTGCTGGTCGAAGATAAAAACATCATCATCGGGGACGTTGCTACTCCGACAGACACAACAGCCGACGGCGGTGGCATCACGCTTAAAGGCGCCACCGATAAAACAATCAACTGGGTCGATTCCACGGATGCATGGACTAGTAGCGAGCGATTCAGTGTGCCGCTTGGTAGCGCATCTGCACCATCGCTGACATTTACTGGTGATCCCAATACCGGCATTTATTCACCTGGCGCAGATCAAGTAGCCATCAGCACTAGCTCCTCTGAGCGCATTCGCATCGGAGCAAATGGTGAGATCGGATTGGGTGGTGCTAACTACGGCACCAACGGGCAAGTTCTGACGAGTTCTGGAACTGGCGCTGCGCCGACTTGGACAACTCCATCGGCAGGCAACACTGACAAGATTGAGGAAGGCAACACATCCGCCGAAGTGATTGATACCGGCAGCGATGGCCGGTTTGTGGTGACGACGGAAGGGACGGAGAGGCTTCGCATCGCCAGCACTGGAGCCCTCGGTCTTTCCGGCGCTAACTATGGTTCATCCGGTCAAGTTCTAACGTCGCAAGGTTCTGGTGCAGCTCCGCAGTGGGCGACGCCTTCTGGAGGTTTAACATTACTTTCAACAATCACCGCAAGTGCAGTAAATACAGTTGATTTTACAAGCGGATTCAGCTCCTCGTACATTGACTATTTTATAAGCATCGACAACTTTTCGCAGAATAGCGGAGAGCTGCACTTCTTCGTTTCTACTGATGGTGGTTCTAGCTACGTTAACACCGGTTATCGCAATGCTGGGGCGGTTATTTCCCAAAGCGCAATATTTTCACAAGTCAATGGACAACTGAAGATCACAAGCTGGACTGGCGTAAACAGTGAAGGAATCTTCAGAGTCTCTCTTTATGGTGCTTATGCTACAACAAGAAAGTTAGTAGTTTCGGATTCTTCATTCAATCTTAGCGGATCAATAGTGTATGGCAGGTACACGACATCTGTTGACACAACATCGGTTGTAAATGCTTTTAGGATAAAGGCCGAAGGTACTGGTAATATTACCGGCACCTTTAGGCTTTTTGGCGTCACCAAAATCTAAGGAGGCAATCCTAAAATGACCTTATACCACGCAACAGAAAACGGCATCATTCCATTTACTCAGGAGGAAGAAGCGCAAGCTCTTATTGAGCAGCAAGAGTATTTAGCAAAAGAAGTCACAAAAAAAGCATCTTCTATTCGCGAAGAACGCAATCGTCTACTTACTGAAAGCGATTGGCGGGCACTAGCTGACCAAACACTCACTGACGAATGGCGTGACTACCGGCAAGCACTTCGGGACATAAGCTCTCAAGAGGGTTTTCCTGAGTCTGTTGCTTGGCCTCAAAAGCCTGATTAGTAGTCCCCTTCGATACTGGTTTTGCGCAGCATGAGTCTGGCAGGCACATTCTTTGTCAGCCAGACACGTTTTTGAGCAAAGCCCCTTCTCCTCTAGTCCTCGTTCACCTAAAGTTGTGGGGCAGCGAGTTTGCACCTCCTGCCCCTGGCCACAGTTCCCTAGAAACCATGACCCAAGAAGAATACCGCTCCGAGATCACGCTGAGCGAGCGTGGCAAGGAAGTCATCCGTGTTGACGAGGAAGGCTTCCACTACAACGGTCAGTTCATTGCTGACGCCGGTGAAGCGCATCGCTTGCTGGTCGAGTTCCTGAAAAAGCACACCGCCTAGTCATTACCACTAATCACCCATGCCCGTAACAACAATCAAACGCTGTCAATCTGAATCCGAGTGGTGGTGGACAGTTGAAGACTGCGCTGCCGAGTACGACGTAGAGCCTGGCTCTGGCCTCACCATCAAGTATCACGACGACAAGGATCAAGTGGGTGAGACAAAGCTAAGCCTTAGCAAGGAAGACGCTCTTCTCATTCGTGATGCAATCAATCAGCTTTATCCGCCCTCTTAGCCGCTTCCACTTCTATGTCTGAACTGCAGCACACCGACGATGACCTCGATGAGTTTGCCACCTTTTGGTGGGGGCCTGAGACCGACAACCTCACGGTCACAGAAGCAATCGAGAACGGTCAGATGACGGCATTTATCCGAGCAGTGTCCACCTGGCTAACTGAGTAGTCACCTTCACTAGGCGGGCAACCGGCCTGTTCAACAGGTTGCACCCACCAATAAGCTGGAACATCGCCACCTCATCCATGGCTAAAGCCGCGCCTGCACCTGAACCGACCGTTACGGTTGCTTGGAACATCGCCAACCTCGAGCGCGAAACCGCCGATGGTTATGTCTACACCGCTCACTACACCGTCGATGCGCATGACGGCACCTACTCCGCTGGCGCTTATGGCTCCATCGGCTTTGAGCGCCCTGAGAATCTGATCCCGTATGCCGATCTCACCAAGGAGCAGGTGATCGAGTGGGTCAAGGAAGCCCTCGGCAGCGACAAGGTGCTGGAGATCGGCCAGGCACTGCTGAACCAGATCAACGAGCAGCGCAACCCTACCAAGCAAGCCGGCGTTCCCTGGGCTAACTGATGGCCGTAAAATCCAAAACCGGCACAGCCCGCCTAGATCACCAACCAGGGCCGCCGAAAACTACACGGTCTGGATTCGGCCAGCACTCACGCCCACGCCGCCGCGGCAAGAAACCCTTACGCGGTCAGGGTCGGTAAGCTGGACAGGTAGCCCCATGGCGCCATGATCGAAGTCATCGCCGCCGTTGCTGGCGCTTCTATATCAGTTGCCGCCATGGGTGCTGCTGGTTTCAGCCGCAAATCTGATGAGGCCCGCGAGGCCGTAATCCGTCTCACCTCAGCCGTGGAGCACATCGCATCACAGCTTGAGGTGCTTCACACTGATATCAAGGAAGATCGCAAAGAGACATTCGGCCGGCTATCGACGGTAGAGCAACGGGTCTCTAGGTTGGAGGCAGCACCCAACCGCTAGCAATGGAACAGGCAACCACTCTTGCCATCGTCGCGATCATCGTCGCCGCTGGCTCTGAAATCATTGCCATCAGCCCTCTGAAATCCAACAGCTGGCTGCAGCTGCTATTTCAAGCGCTGCGCCTGATGTTCCCAAAGCAGCGCCGCTGAATCATGGCGAACGACGCGCCAATCTCATTGCAGCAGCTCTTCAAGTATTACAAGGGCCAGCCGCATCAGACCGCCGCGATTCAGCAGCTCGAGTCCGATCTCTCCGCCAACGGCTACAACGCCGCGATGCGCCGAGACCGCGCATGGTTTCAAACGTGGAGCCAAGACGGCAAGCAAACTGATCTGGCCGCGGCCATCAAGCTGATTAAGGAGTTCGAGGGTTGCCATCTCTCGGCATACCCCGATCCACTGAGCGGTGGCGATCCGTGGACCATCGGCTATGGCACCACGCGCTACAGCAACGGCAATGCCGTGAAGCGTGGCGACAAGATCAACGTGATCGAGGCCGATATGCTGCTGCGCCTTGAGATCGACCGCATCACTGACAAGCTCCGCACCACCATCCCGCACTGGAATGTGATGGATGACAACCAGCGCTCGGCGCTGGTGAGCTTCGCCTACAACCTCGGCGCTGGCTTCTACGGATCCGCTGGATTCGAGACCATCAGCCGGTGCCTGCGTGAGCGTGATTGGGCCGCAGTGCCAGCAGCGCTCGAGTTGTACCGCAACCCTGGCACCCCAGTTGAGGCTGGACTATTGCGCCGCCGCCGCGCTGAGGGCGAGCTATGGGGCAAGCATCAGGCCGCGGCTGCACCGGAGACCGCCAAGCTGCGCCCCGGCAGCCCATTCACCGCACGGATCACGCCACACATCAGGCTGGGTGAGTTCGCGCTGGATCAAGAGGCGAGGCGGTTCGAGCATCAGCATCAGGTGGATACGGCCGCTGAGCTGGCTGCCTTCCTAGAGCGTGCTCGGACTCACTTCGGCGGTAAACCTGTGATCATCACCAGCGGCTATCGCAACCCTCAGATCAACGCCTCAGTGGGAGGCGCAAAAAATAGCGAGCATCTCTACAACGCTCCGGGCGTCGGTGCTGTTGACTGGCTGATCGAGGGGGTGGACATTAACCGGCTGCAGACTTGGTGCATCGCAAACTGGCCTTACAGCACCGGCAAAGGCGCTCCGCGTGGCTTCATCCACACCGGCATCAGACAAGGCCGACCGAAGGTGGTCTGGGACTATTGAAGCCATCCCCATTTTTTGCCAGACCGTATATCTCGAACATGTTCGCGTGATATGCCAAACCTGGCGGCTATTTCTTTTTGTGTTCCATTTGCGGCTCGGATTGCATGTATCTGATCGCGCTTTAGCTTTGAAGTAGGACAACGCTCACCGCGGTTTGTTGTGCCATGCTTTGAAGCGTCTGCCATGTTTCCTTTGCGCGTATCCCATCGAAGATTGCTTAAGTTATTGTCTGTCCTAATACCATTGCCGTGGCAAGCTTCATGCCCATAAGGGCATGGTCCTACAAAGGCTTCAAGCACAAGTCGTTGAACATGCCGCACAGATCCACCCAAGTTGACTTGGTGATAGCCAGTGTTTGCTACAGAAAGCCGGAGTAGCCGGTTGGTTCGATTGCTCCAAACACGTCCGCGGTTTGAAACTTCGTACTGGCCATCAGAGCCAGGCACGGGCTGCCATACTTCAAACATCGCCTATCGGTGGTAGGTGGTCACGCTCCAGGGGCGGCAACCCGCTGGGGCACCCAAATCCTAACGGTGCAATCGAGTGCTCGTTCCTGATCATGAAATCCGGCGGCTGTGCAAGCAGCACGCCATGGTGATGCCGTTCGATGAAGAGCTGCTAAACCCGGCCAGCTTGGATGTGACCTTAGGCAGCCGGATCATGATCGAGGTGGCAGAGACGCCTGAGCTGCAGGTGGTCGATATCCTCGGCCATACGGCAGATGATCCATATCTGATCCAGCCGGGCGAGTTCTTCCTGGCTGAAACCCGTGAGATCTTCAACCTACCGAACCACATCGGCGCTCAGTTCGTGCTCAAGTCCAGCCGCGCACGCGAGGGTTGGGACCATGCTGAGGCCGGCTGGTGTGATCCGGGATGGTATGGCAGCAGACTCACGA